TGATAGATATGATTGTGGTATCTTCAGTGCAGAGAATAGTTTATCACGCAAATATTTAATATCATCGATGGCTGTGATATTTTGAGCGCCGGCCAAAGATTGAATATCGGTTACAGATCCAGCACGCACAGGGATATAATAATCTTCTTCAATGCTCATTGGGTTATATCGTAAATCAACACGACCTGTATCCGGGTCAACAACAGAGTGTCTTTTTAGCTGAGATACGATCTTTTGCATGTATTGTTCAACATCTTGAGGGGGAATTGCACCAACATCAATTTTAAATACTCTACGCTCAGAAGAACGCACAACGCGATATGCCATCATAGCATCTTCCATTAAAGTTAGCTGACGCCAAATTCTACGTGAGGGTTCCAAAACAGAAGTTCCATATGGCATTTGCTTGTCATTACCTAAAATTCTAAAGTGAGCTACCTGCCAATTTTCAAAAGTCATTCCTGCGGAATTCCACTGATACTGAATATAATTTGGGTTTGTTGAGTCTTGTCCCTCCAATCTCTCTACTTCTTGTGATGGAAGTGCTATGACAGACTTAACACCGTATTTATCATCAATATCTAAATACAAAAAGAAATCACCGTACTTACACATTGTACGGCTCCAACCAAAAAGATTATACTCTAAGTTTAGAACTTGCTTAAACAGAATTGATAAAACCGCTCTGATTTCTTCGTTAGGGCATCTAATATTTAGCATCGGTCGAAGTTCAGAATAAGTCGTCATTTCGTCCGCATATATATCCAACGTTGAAGCAATGGTTGGCTCATACTCCATTTGATCAAAATCTATATATCTTTCTGTTCTTCTTTGATTGGCTATAGCGTTTGTGGCTACAACATCTAATGGGTTATATAATGATTTTTTAAATTGCTGACCAGAGGCACTTTTAAATCTTGAACTGTATTTATCTAAGTGCTGCCTTCTGATTTTTCTGCCAGACTGTGAGCGATAATTAATAATCGGTCCAGAAAACAATCTAGTTAATGCTTTAAACAAATCTGATTGCGGGTTGTTAGGGTTCTTTCCTATTCTTTTTTTAGCCATTTTTTATTCTCACTTTATAATCCACTTATACTGACTGTATAGTTTTTCAGCTTCTTTCATTTTATCAAATATGTTCTCATTTTTATAGCCAGTCTGACCTTTTATTTTTGTATTGAAAGAGGTTTTAGATGTTATTATAGATTGCGCAAAGGCTTTTTGATAATTTAATTCTCTAGCGCTAGTTTGCAAGGCGGTATCTCTAACCCAACATGCAATTGCCAGTGCCATAACTAAATCATCATGATAACTTCTCATAGCCTGCGGCTTTCCATTCTTCCAAATAAATGTCCTCATCTCATTAATAGTTCTGGCAGAATATATATTAATTAGTTTATTTCTTATAAACTCCTCTAGTTTGGCTATAATTAACGGACGTGTTTTCATGCTAGTCGAAAAGCCGGCGACTGAACTGTTTAGTGATTCTGCTTGATGTTGGTCAACATATTCGTGTGTTGATTTAATAGAATAATATAAATTTGGATACTGATATTCAACCAATTTATCTAACACAGTGTAGCCAATATTATTATTTTCTACAACCAACATACAATTACCAAATTCTCTACCGGTCTGATTTAGCATAGCCGCAAACATATCCGGATTTGGTTTTCCTTGATATTCAGCAATTGCTGATAGTGTCTCTAATTCTATAATATGAAACGTAGAAAAATCTTCACCATCTCCTCTGGCAACATCAGCAACCATTAAATAATTGCACGTTGGATCGTATTCCTCCCAAATCCAAAAGTTTCTATCAAAACCGGTCCTATATTTTGGCTCTTTTACTTTTGATAATAAATATTCAATGTCATCTCCATCGATAACAGTTTCACCAGAAGTATTAAAATTACACTCTAACTCTTGAGCTATTTGGCGTCTGGACATGTTCTTGGTTTCTTTTTCAAACCATGCTTTATCTCTATCCGGATGCACGTCCCATGGGAGGTTTGTGAGCTTAAAATTATTTGACCCTGCCTCTGCATCTATGCAAGTTTTATGGAACCAGTTACCCACACCGTTGGGCGTGGAAAGGGCAATACAGCGACCACCTGTAGACAGTGTAGGATACAAACCTGTCCACAATTCTTCTAATCCCTCAATGTGTGCTGCCTCATCAAGAACCAAAAGAGAAAGAGCTTCTGAACGACCAGCATCACCTGAAGTCGAAGAAGCTTTAATTTGAGAACCATTTGACAACACAAACGAAGTTCTGTTATCTATTTCGATGCTAGCGATTCTTAGCCAGTCTGGAAGATTTTTCATAATCTTCTTTACTTTATTAACTAAGTTTCCTGCTGTAGAAAATTTAGTTGCCATGACCAAGACATTTTTATCTCGGTGAAAAAGCAGCATCCAAACAACATACCCGGCAGTAATGGTAGAAATACCTAACTGCCGGGCTTTTAAAATAATATTGAAACGATAATCGTTAAAGTCTTTTAATAAATCATCTTGAAATGGATAAGTATTAAAAGGTACTAGACCGTGCAACGGGTGAGAAATGCGAGCATATGTCTTAAGAAAATAAGACGGATCCTTCCCGCATTTTAATATTTCTCTTACTCGTTGTTTTCTGTCTAGCTTGAAAGTCATTCATTCTCTTGGTTGTTCTTTTTATTCTAAACCCAAAGCCATTCTCATAGCTCTTTTTCCATCAATTTTTTTTCCGAGTCCGCGCGGGCCGGCAGCTTTATTTATTATTTCTCGACTTCTAAGCATTACTGGGTATATATATTTTTGACCAAAAGCATGATCATCTCCATCATGCACTAAACTATCCACTTTATTAAAGGCTTTTAAGGCTTCTATGACCTCCGATGGCTCTGCTTGTATAAATTCAGAAAATCCGGTAATTACAATATCTTTCATTACTTCATTCATATCAGAAGGATCTAACGGTCTACCCGGAAGATCAGGGATATCAATACGTCCTTCTTTTTTTAAGTGTTTCTCAACTTCTTCTTTAATAATCTGCTTAAGTCTTATTTTTGATACTTTCATTTTTAATCTCCTTTTTTGCGAGTATCGTTTGGCGGGCGCTTTCCGCCTTTACCATTCCAACCGCCTTGGCTTAAAAATGATTTCCAATATTCGTCTGGGGCCTTTGAGCCGCCATCAATATTCATTTCTTCGTTTAATCCGCCAACCTTATAATGCATCTTGGCCGTAACCCAAGAACGAACTCTAGTAGAGTTTTCAACAAGAATATCGACTTCGCCTTCTTTAGTAAGAGTTACGGAATTGCCAGTAATCTTAGTGTATTCTTTTTTGAGGAACTTTACAATTTCTGCCAACTGTCTTTCGATATCCTCTTCAAAGCCATTTGCATAAACTTCCTTAAGCATAACTTCTGAATGATATGATAGACACATCATATTTCCAAAAAAGCGAACACCAAAGCCGTCCATGACTCTTTTGTCTAGAATTGGATCACCTTCTTCTCTTTTAAGACCAGCCAATAAAGGCTCGCCATTTTCGTCTAATGCGCCATCATAAGCGTTCGCTGCCGCTTGTGATAGTCCTTGAACGATTTCATATACAGTTGCCATTTTATTGTTCCTTATTGATTATTTATGCGTTCATGGGTCCGCCACTTAGGACGCGGACTATTGGTGTTCCATCTCTGAGTTCGCCTACCATTACATAATATCCAAAATCTGATGCATCATTGTCTATTTCTGCCTTTAGCATGTCTAGCAAATCATATTCTGACATTTTTAGCTGTTCAGCAACGTCAATCAACTCAACTATGATTGTTCTTTCAAACCCACCGGTCATACGCTGTAAGATGTCTTCTACTTGTTCAATTGTCGGAGAAGAACGAAGTTCTGCTTCAACCATCTCTTTAATAATATTCTTTAATCTTGCTTGTGATACTTTCATTGTTTAATTTCCTTATTTAATTTCCTTATTTAAGCGGATTGCGTTCTCTCTTTCTATAAACAGGCATGCCAGACATTGGGTCAGTTTCCTCATCGTGATCGTATGGTCTTCCACCAGATCGAGGAACAGACATACCAGACATTGGATCAATATCTGCATCTCTATACATTGTCTTAAGTCTGCGATATGTGCTGGAACCCATACCGCCAACTCTTTCCCATCCTTCTTCGTCTTCAACTCTTTGACGGTTTTCGTAACTAGTATAAGTATCTAGATATTCATAACGCTCATCGTGTCCTTCTAAAAACTTTTCAACTTCTTCTTTGATAATCTGCTTTAATTTTGCTTGTGACACTTTCATTGTTTAATTTCCTTAATTTAAATATTAGGTCGCCAACCTTTTGACCATCTTTCTTCTCTGCCCTCAACATATTTTATGTAGCATTGTCCGCAACAGTCAAATTTAATTAGGCAAACATCATCAAAAGTTCTCTTTGGCACACTACCACAAACAGGACAGTGTGACATAGATTCCCTATTAAATAGTTTTTTGGATACCTTTATACCATTAATGTCTATTTTCTCATCAGAAATCTCGTTATGTTTAATTTTCTTATACATCTCGCTCATTTGTTCGAGATATTCTTTTTCTTTTTCTTCTGTCCAGTTTGCTTTTGGATTTTGAATAGCTTCTTTTCCATATTTTTTTGCTATCGCCTGTTCTATGGCGGCTACTCTATCTGGATTTTTAATTGACATTGAACGCCCTGTATGCTGAATAGGTTAAAGCCGAACCTCCAACTATACCACCCGCAAACCAAACCCACTTACTTACACCAGAATTAGAAGATATAATTGTTTCTAGATTCTCGATCTGTAAATCTTTGGCTTCAATTGCTTGTTGATATTCTAAATTTAATGCATTATATCTAGATTCCATATTTTGCATTTTAAGTTGATGTTCGGTTTGCAATAAATCAATTCTATATTCTATTTCCAAATCACAATTCAGTTGAACTTCTTTCGGAGCAACGATTAATTCTGCTGTTGCTTCCGGATCAAATAAAGTTCCTTCAAATGGGGCTGGCTCATTAACGCCAAGAAAAGTAAATCTTGCTTCGCCAGCGTTAGCTGCTGTCATCAATAAACTAAGGTACATATGTAAATCCGTAACGTTGGGTTATAGCATCAATCAGATTTTGCTTGTTTTGCGAAAAGTCTTTTACAAATTCTTGTCTTTCTTCTTGCGAAAGTCTCTCTATTTCGTCTTGCGCATTTATATATCTTTCTTCTATTTCGACAACTCTTTCTTTATATTCTTGCAACGCCTTCTCTCGCTCTGCTATTTCATCTGCATGAATTTGCTTAAGTCCTTCTATCTG